AAGAATTTCCCCGCTTATTCGCACCTTCCTTAGCGTTAGCGTTCATCTTCTTACCTCCCATTCGTCTTTCCGTGGCTTATATGTAACAAAATGGCACTGCCTAAACAATGCCATTTCGTAAACTTTGTGTGGTAGATCACATTTATTCCGGTTTACTACCTTCGCGAGCATGAAGTACAGCGATCTCACGGAAATCATGCACGATGCGATAAATATACAAGCCAGAGGCGTTATTGATATGGCTTGCATAAGCAAAATATAACTTACCATCATCGCCAGTTATAGCCATTGCACCATCACCACCAGGCGCACCGTAAATCTGAACCCCGCAATAAACCTTACCGTCTTTGAATTTGTCGAGATCGCGAGTCTGAATTACATTAAAATATAAATGTTCCATCAGAAAACCCCTTTATAGTCTACCGTGTATTTTGCCACCAATTTCCATTCACAATAGTTTTCCATGTCGCGCGGCTGCCATCCTTTCATGCCTACAGCGCTCCGCGCAGCGTGACGGCGGCAATTGTCGTTAAGGTCTACAACACACCACGGCTGAAGGACAAACATGTACTGCGCCTCGTTAACCAGGATCGCCATCTGCTTTCCCGTTGCCTTATCTTTCGCCCGGAAATAACTTACCCTGATTTTCATTTTGATATACCTCTATCAACATTTCTTCTTCCAGGTTAGCCGGACGTTTACGAAATATCCCGGCAAAAACCAGATCGTCGAGTAGGTCTTTACGCTTAAATAACCACTCTTTCATTATCACCCCGTCGTCACTGCGATACACGACGCCGTTTTTAAGAAAATAAAAAGTGTTTATGTCTGTATGGAGGTATAGATCTTCGTAAACGTCCATGATGTTAACCCTCGACCACTTCCAGCCCGCGCCCCTTGTCGCCAACGAAGTCTCCCAGGCTGAACGTATACGACCATGCAGGATTAATGTAATGATCATCAGCGCCAGCGGCAATTAGGTCAGCACCGTTAATCATGCAAGTGACATTATCACTATGAACGACGTCAACCACCTTACCAACAACCTGTTTCAATGACGGATAACCGTGATCGTGCAAGAATTTTACTTTCATTAATCTGTCCCCCAGCGCTCAATACTGATTAAAAAGTCCCGGATAGCGTGGCGCTCGTCGCGTGTTGGTTTGCGCTTCCGGTAAATTTTAAAATCGAACCATGCCTTTTCTTGCTCAAAATCCAGATCGTAAGCAAGCGCCTCAATGTAACCGCATTCGTGATACTGGTACGCCACGCCAGCACGAACAAAAAAGCGGGTTTTATCCCGCTTGTGTTCATAGATACGCATATTCACCCCATTACGCAGTTGTGTAGCTGTCCACCAGCTTTTCATCTTTCATTCTGGCAAGCTGTGCGATGTTCATCGTGTAGCCGCCATCTGAGAAAAGCCATTCCGCAGCCTTGCGACGAAAAGCAATATCATCATGGTTACGTGTCCATGTAGCGATCACAACGCGTTTCCCGTTAGTGGCGAACATAGACAATTCATTATCAACCACGTCAATAGCCTGCCAGATTTTTAGCTCCATGATTTATCCCCGTAGATCTTGAATAGTTCACACGCTTCCTGATTTTCAAATATATTCATATGCAGGTCACGCAGGCGGCGCATTGTGCGGAATCGCGGCCTGAACTCCTGGCTACGTTTAATGTATTTGCCGCCAATTGAATAAATATGCCCGTATGAGTACCATCTATTACCTACCCATATTTCATATTCTTTGCCTTCGTAATTAAATTTTATCGTTAGCTTGCCAACCTCAACTATTAACCCTTTATCAATGATGTCATTAAGCATTTCGTCCCATTCTTTGAGGAATGGTTGTTGATAAAAACCAAAAAGAGTATTTACAGCGTGGCAAAGGTAATCAATGATTATTTGCATATTAATTACACTCACTCATTATGTAGTAAACGTTATCGTAAGCTATATTATCAGCATCTTCCTGTGTTATATATCTGGCATCAAAAAAGAAATCAGCATCGTGCCATATATGAAAAATATATCTCGCAAATTGGCGGCGGTGGCGCTTGCTGCGTGGTAGTATGTCAAATTCCATTAACGCTTTATCATATGCTCTTATCATGCGCTTACGGTTACTTTTCATATTGTCACCACATCATATAATAAACGTTATCGTTAGCCACTTCGTCGGCTTGTTCTTGTGTTAATAGCGGTGCGCTTTCCATAAAAGCATCAGAATAATGCCACTCATAAACAAGCATACGCGCCCATTTGCGGCGCTGGCGTTTATTGTGTCGCAGATCATCAAAAGCCTTTAATGCTTTGTCGTACGCCCTTACAAGGCGCTTGCGGTTACTTTTCATTTTCACCTCTCAACATCCAATTTCTGTCACATTTAATTGCGAATACCTTAACAGGATCAGGGCCGAATAATGGATGAGTGATAGTTTTTACTTCGTACCCAAAATAAGGAAGGTTAATAATCCTGTGTTTTTCGTGGTTGGCAGGGTATCCCCATTTAATAATCAGGCGTTCATATTCCCGCCCTTCCAGACGTTTACGCCAATAGTCATTATAAAGCCGGTATTCCTCCACCTTCTTTCCAGTCCATATGGCGTGGAAATATTCCCCTTTCAGATTCAAATGCAGGTCTTTACTTGCCATCGCTATGATCCTGTAAACAGTCGTTATAGCCTTCAATGTATCCGGTTAATCCGGTGTTACTCACTGACCATTCAGCCGAACGGCGCTTGATGGCTTCGTCCATCGTGATTTCGCCACCCGGCCCGCCAGGCTCAATATATTTTTTTAAATCCCTTGCTATCCACGCCCTCAATTGTTGTGTATCACGGCACAACCGCGCGGATAATGTCAGGTCATTAACCAGCTTTGCAAATAGATGTTCTTTTAGTTTAGGCTTCATCATCGTCACCCCGCTTGTAAATTTTGACAGGCTTAATAGGGATGGCTGGCAATTCGCCTTCATTTAACGCGCTTGCCATACCCAATATTAAACGCGCTTCCGCGCCAGTGACTTTCTTACACCATGCGCCGCCTGTTTTATCTTCAAATAAGATAACGGCAAACTGATCGTTTATTTCCAGCTTATCCATTATTCACCCCGTGTCACTCGTTTGATTTCACTTTCCGCGCGGCCCTCTTCTTTGAATAGCTCCGCTATGGCGTCTTCATAGAAAACCCGGTATTTTTTCCACCAGGTTGATCGGCTTACCGGAAAAACAAGCTGATTAACGGCCTGACGCACAAGATCTACGGGGAAACGCGAGTACCCGCGCCCGCCGCAATGCTGGCACGTTTTGAACACTGGCATTTCCGCCGCTTCGCTGGCTGCTTTATCCGGTACTTCGCCACGGCCCTTGCATTGTTTACAATGATTGAGAACCTTCCCATGCCCCTTGCATTTTTTGCAAAGGTGTTTTTCTCCGTATTCGTCAAACGTAAATTTATATCCGCCGCACTCCATACAAGTTTTTTCCGTCGCGGCACTCTGGCAATAATCCCGAAACGCGAAAACGGCAACAAGAATAATGAGATCATTGCGTTTAGCCTCGTCCAGTTCCATAACGTATTCATAATCTTTTGCCATAGCCTTTAAACGCTCTATAAGCAAAACTACGGCCTTATGTTTTTCGGCTTGTGATAGTTCCATCTTTCCCAGAAAAGCGCTATAACCAAGCTCTACGCGCGATTGCGCCATACCAGCGGCAGTTAGCGCATCCGTAGTATTAAGCGCATCCGGGGACGTGCCCCGGCTTTCATCTGACAAACGCGGTGATTTTGGGAAGTGGAATTTAAGAATAGATTCCAAATTCATTATTTACCCCCGTAACGTGCAACCAGTCTTTTGCGATCAGATATTGATTGCACTAGCTTTCTTTCAAACTCTTTCAGTGCAAGTAATTCTCGCATGTGAAAAGCCTGAATTTGTCGGACTGTGGCTAAATCACGCTCGTCGCGCTGAATATCTATTTGCAGATCTTTAATTTCGTTTTTCATTGTTACCACCACATATTAGTCAAGTATTCGTTAATATCCGGTAACAGGTCGCCGCGTTCGCGTACCTTGATAAACAATCGCCCTCTTTTTACCTTCCGGCAGCGGACAAATTTCATTGCGTCAACCTGGCTATCATCAGCCCAAAAACCGGAATAAGTTATAGCGTCAAATAATGCCTTCCCTACATTGTCAATATCGCGGCGTCTGTTATCTGGCGGTGCAATATACACCGTTATTGATAGCCTACACTTAAGATTAATTTTCAGATTAAGCAGTTTTATAATGTCTTTTACCTGCTCCCTGTATTCCTTACCTTCCTTGCTTATATAGTGGAAACCGCGCGAATGCCGGTAATATTTATTGTTCGATGGCGGGTAAGGCAGGCTAAAAGTATATTCATTCATGCTGCCTTTCTCCTTAAGGCGTCCAATTTAGCCTGATAGACTTTTATGATCTCCTTGCATTCTTCGATCGCCCATTTATGAGTTTCGTTGTTGTTCTCCAGCGCTTCCACCCTGGCAAGGCCAATTTTCCTAATCAGCGCTGGGCGATATGCTTCTATGTTGCCATCTAATGTCTGGTTGCAGTGCCTGCATTGTTTGTGGCAATTATCCTCGTTAAAACGAAGGTGCCCGGCGGCGGCAACCGTTCTATAGTGTCCGGCATCTGCTCCGCATTGTTCGTAATAGTAAGTCCCGCATGATATGCACGGCTGACCCGCGTCACGTTCGCGGATATAGGCATTAAATACCGCTTGTGCCTGCTTCAACCAATAACTACGCGGATTTAACTGCTTCCGCTTCCGGTTGCGTTCTTCCCGCTGGCTATCACGGCGTTTCTTCCGTTCCATAGCCTTCATAGCCTTCTCACGGTCGCGGCATAGCTGATCAAACTTCAGCTCTTCCAGACACTCATCACTGCACCACGTTTGATTGTGATATTTAGGCTCAAAAAAAACGCCGCAGCACTTGCAACGGCGTCTTATTGGTTTTTTAGGGTTCTGCATAAAAACCACCCCTATTATTTTTGATTCTCTGTTTCGTTCAGCCTTTCGGTGTGTCCGGCCCTTAGCCAATGATCTAAGCATTCGTTGCACTCGTTACAGCCTCCTTTCTTTGTGCTGCATACATTGCACATTGCACGCATGACGCTTTCTCGTTCATAGTCGTCATGCCATTGGTAATTATCAAAAGACATAATGCTCCCTCCCTTTAAGGTGATTTCTACGCATTTCAGCGCTGCCGGATTTTTAAAGAGCATTTCGTTTGCTTGAAGTATACAAAATGGATACACGTAAACAAGACGAAAAGCGCCATTATGTGACCTGTATCACACAATGACGCCATTTTGTAAACTTCAGTCCGGTAAAACGCGGTTGAGCGTAGTACGATTGATGGCCCGGTCGTTAGCCAGGAATACAGCACGGGCAAAGCCACGCGGCGTTAGTGAGCGGATCATCTTAGTGCGTTTCGACTTTCCTCCTAACTTAGCGTGCTGCTTACTGTCTTCCCATTCATCAGGCATTGGCACAGGCAGGAATAGCGGCTGATTAAATCCATTCCCGCACCAGATACAAGTTTTCTTCGTGTATGCGTCGCGGTCGGCGATGTATTCCGGGAAGGCAGGATGTTTGTCATCTTCAGGCAGGTAGCCACCGTAAGCGCACGGGTTGAAGATAAAATCCGGCTTACGCCATAACGTTGACAGTGCGCCAACCGGATTTTCCACCATCCACGGGACGTGATACATGTCAGCCAGCGTTTCTACCAGTTTTGCGTTATATGCCGCCTTCACCTGGAAGTCAGGATCTTTTTCACGCTTGCTGGCAAACCAACGAGCGCCGGACACGGCTAGATGGTCGCATGGCGGGAAGGCCAGAATAATGTCAGGATCTGGATAAACAGACAAATCAGGGGAGAACATCACCAGGAAATGGCTGTCAATCCATACGTTAACGTATTCAATATTCGGATGAATGATTTTTACGCCTTCATAGTCGCCGTGGTTAGCGCCGTCATAGTTGAAGCAATAACACTTATAGCCAGCGTCAGCCCAATCTTTAACGGCGTACCCGCTGCCGTCGTACAGCGACCACACCACCCAATTTTTAAGCCCACTCATTTTCTGCCCTCAAACGTAAAATAGCGGCGCATGATGATAGTGATCACCGTTACCGCTGCCATTTTTGAGATGAATTGCATAGCTGATATTTCCGGCATAAATGCCATAAACGATAGCGTGGGAAAAATTAACGCATCTCCAATGGCTGAAGCTATATTTGCAGGCCAGCGTTTGGAATCGAAATCACCAGGTAAAACCCGGTAAACGCCGCCAGATATAAGCGCACCGGAAACAACCGCAACGAATGACGCGACCGCCACCATTCCGGCATCGTAGTTTATCAGCACCGTGATTGCGCCAGCGGCTGCGCACGTTGTAGCCGACCATTTCAGGCCGCCGTCATATAACAGAAAGTCGCGGATCATCATATTGACACACACTGCGGCTACCGTGGTGATCGGAATTACCCACGGGCCGCAATGGTTAACAATAAGGTTGATGATCACGAAAACGGCGACATAAACGCAGGCCAGTAACCTGTCAATTGTCACCTTTTTCATTTTGGTTATCCCTCTTCCGACTGAAGTCAAAATTCAAATCAAGCGAATCAGTAGTACAACGACATTGAGGGTTAAGCATTGAAGGAGGCAAGCCCTTACAGCTTGTTATTGCTGCATCATTTATTATTCCATCATTAATATTGGCGGCAGTGAACTGTTTTTTCTTCCGTTCTTCCTCCTGATCGTTTAATATCTGCTCCGCTTTTAGTGCGCTGTAGCTAATCAAGTCAACCAAAGTGTCAGTAGGATCGCTTTCATTAACTAAAATGGCCTCTAAACGCGCCTCCTTGAGACAAATTAATAGATCCCATACATCAAGCGGGGTTAAATTTGTCCCCTTCTTAGCGTTGTATATAGTGGCTATTTTTGGCGCTGATTTTTCTTCTTTTCTGTCGTAACCGTTTTGTTTACCTCTTTGCTCTATTGTTTCCGCTGCAAGTCGTAATAAATCTGCTGCATTAGTCATTATCTGCACCTCTTGCATATAGCTCTTTACGTGTTATCTGCGTGAAAATACATTCATGTCTGCACCGTGGATGCCAGATCAAAAACAAGCTCCCTTTATTGTTTCCGCTTACTGGCTTACCAGTCGCAGCATTGATAAACGCCAGCCGCCCGCGCGTGATTAATCGGCACTCATTTGCCGTCTCAACGCCGTTCATAAACCAGCTAACAGAAACGTCAGCGGGCAATAACATTACGCAACCGATGTGATTTCGTTGATGTTCGAGCGCTGCTTTATCAACGAATGGACCTGGGTTTGAATATGGTGGATTCATCCATACATATTCGCCAGGCATTGCCACCGCTCCCCACGGATAAGTAAGCGCGTCCATTTCTTCAGTTATATACCGAGGAACGAGCGCGTTTTCCCTGTTTGCCGCCACATCTGCGACAAATTCGAACTCGCGATCCATTCCTCTAAAAACGGGTTTTGGCGTTTGCCATAAGTCTTTTATTTCTTTCGGCGTATGGCTGCCGCCGTAATCACTTTTCATTACGCCCCCTTAGAAATAATCCTGTTTCGTTCCCCAACGGTTGTTTAAATACCCCACCAACCACACAAAGCGCTCAATGCTGATTAGTGGGGCGACTTTGCGATAATGCTTATCTAATATCATCCGCGTGGCTTTATCGCTGTAGCCGTTTTTCTCTACCTCCGCTTTGCAGGCCGAAAGCGCGGCGCGGGCGGCAGTCTTTACGGCGTTAAATTGCGGCTCTGACATATTGAATAAGGCCATAGGATCACCATGTGTCAGTCCAATCCGGCGCGGCAGTCCAGCAAAAACCAATGAATGCGCTAACAGCCAATAAAGCGCGGGCTGCAAAAAGAATATTCCCAATGTCGTTAAATTCAGGAAGCGACCACGTAATAAACATAGCCCCCAGCATAATAACACCGATAACAGTCATGGCCGCCAGGAAAACAAAAAGCGTAGCCAAAAGCCACGCCCCCAACCAGTTAAAAAAGCTCTTAAGCATTTTAAACGTCCTCAATTACCCCGCCTTTCACGCGCTCTTTAATATCCCATACGTGAGGCTTGCATATTTCCTGATAATAGTGATCCGGCCTGCTGCCGAAATACCATTTGCCATCCATATAAAAATAAACGCCAGAATAATTTCCTGGCGCTGCCTTTGTTGCTGCTTCTGGAATTTTCCATTCCATGTAATGTTTAAATTTCATGAGTTTTTAAATAACCCCTTCTGAATGCTTTGATGTAAATTCCTAGTCGCCTTATATGTTGAACGCCATCAATAAGACGTATTAAATAAATCGCTCCTTTTGCGTCAGATACAAATCTACACCCGAAACCAATGCCAACTAATTTTAGGCTATCAGGTATTCGATAATCAGTTTCTTGTTCCATACATTACCTCATATGGTATTCAATAAACCACCTGATAAACAGGCATAAGGCAATAAAACCCCAGCAACAGCACATATAAAACAATGTGTCGTCCATAATTAAGCCTCAATAACACCGTAATCAAACGTGCCTAAATACCGTTCGATACTTACAACCTCAATACCATCAATGCACCGTTTCCACACAGACACCCGGCTTTCATTTTCCCGGAAGTGCATATTAGAAAGCACTTCATCGGCTGGATAGCCTTTCCCGGCGACGTAGGCATCATGGCCTACGCCACCCTCAACGCAATAAAGCATGTATTCGCGGGCCATCTTGTTTTCCTCCGTGCCGTAAACCTTTTGATTTCGGTTTACAAAACGGATACGCGATCACAACACAAAATGTATATTTATGTGATCGCAATCACGCTGTTAATGCAGTACACGTTTTTCCGGTTCAGGCATTGGCTGTGAGTTTTTCCGTGCATCATTAAGCACCGCAATAGCCGCCTGTACACCTAGATCATTTGCACGCATATCATTGCCGACCATTTCAACGTAAAGCAATGGCATGAAAAATTTTATTTCTTCCTCTTTGTGGCCTTCATCAATACATTTCTGCATCACCTTAACTTCAAAGAGTTTTTTCATCATGCCACGCATAGAATACAGCGCAATGCTTCCCATACGTTTTTCATCAAGCGGGAAGATAACAGCGCTTCCGAACGCAAGCGGGTCAATATCTTCCGGCACTGGTACGCGCCCATATTCCTCTTCCATGCGTTTTACGAAAGCAAGACAGAAGACATAGCGAGCTACCGATGTTTTTTCTTCCGCACTTAAAGACACATAATCGCGGATGTTTGCATCCATCACAATATCAACAATCTGTAACGCCAGATTCAAATCAGCGTCATACTTGCCAGCTTCCATATCTTTCAATACTTCGTGATAATCTTTAATTTCTACTTCATGAAAACTTGCGTCTTCAGTGTAGCGAGTGATTAACATGCCTTCGCTGCCGAGTGAATAAGCCGTTTTGATGTCGTTCATGATATTTATCCTTTATAGTGGATGATGCCATTTCATTTCAGTTTCTGGGTTGAACGGGTTTCCTTCACTTGAAAGGAATAAATCACGCGCCCGTTTTAGCTCTTCCTGGCTTATTTCTATTTCATCAATCTGACCGAACGATCCAGGCATCATCCGTTTTAAATCAGATAGCGGGCGCATAAGGCCGCAACCGCGTAACAGCATATCGACCGCGAATTGTCGCCGCCCGGCGGCGTCATTAAAGCGCCGTGCCCAGGGAACAACCACGATCCGGCGTTCGAATTCAATAAATAGTGATAGCTTGTTTGTTTCGCTATCATATGCTTTATGGAATTTAATTTTCATTTAACACCTCGACATATTGCTCAAGATGCCATTTACCCACCTCGTCATCTTCTTCATCAAATAATGTTACTTGACCCACAGGCCCGAAAGAAAAGGCAGCGACAATAAATTTATAGCCATACCACGTGCGGATCTTTTCGCCGCCTTTCAGGTCTTTAACTTTCACTAATTTTATAGCCATACGCCAAACATCCCATTCAGTCCGGCGAACAATTTCCGCCAGTGGTCTTCAACATAATCCCGGAACGGCTTAACGCGAACATTGCGGGCCTTTAGTTCAATCTCATCAAAGTAGCGTGGCTCTATGATTTCCCCGTCCAGATATTTAACCAATAGCGGGCGCTCAAGATCGTTGCACATCTTGTTCAGTACAACCAATCCAGGGTCATCACGATATTCAGGCAATACGACAAGATCACCAGCCTTTGCATCCCACGTTTTCATCACAGCAACCCACTGAAAATAAAGTTGACCACCGCAGCAAGTGCGCCACAAAAAACAACCACAAACAGGAAGCAAATAATGCAAAACGCGACCGTCACAATATCCTTACCGACTTTCATGATTAACCTCACATAGTAGTAATCAGCTTGATGATCGCCACCGTAATATAAAGCGATACGCTAAGATATAGCGCCGCGACAGCCAACGCCGCAGCCAATGCGGCAATTTTTGCAAAGCTCATTTGCCACCCTCCGCAATTAACTTATCAAGCCATTTGTTATTAGCCAGCCGTTCGGCATCTTCGCCGAATGATTTACGGTCGCTTAATTCCTGGCGAGTAGGCTTAGGCCATTTATCGTGCCACCCCGCAGACGTTTCGAACTCATACAGGCCGCCGTCAAAACAAATAAGCTCATCACGACCGTCAGGAATTTCCTTGTCTACTTCTTTTTCTTCAATCATGATAACACCTCATTAATCATTAATGACCTGGCCCATACGCCCGCGATATTTGCGCATACGTGGATCGACATATTCAGGCCAGTGCATATCCGGTTTTCTTTGCAGCGGATAAAAACTTGCCTGCCAGTTGTCGAACCATATTTGTTTTGCGTACAGGTCACTAAATCTTTTTGCCATCCGTTCCGCTGCCGTGCCGCATAAAAAAAGCCCATGATCTATTTGATCACGGGCTTCTTTTAGAACTTGCTCTTTTGTTCGCGGAATCGGCGGCGCATCAAGATAGCGCGTAGATCCTGCTTTTGCCATATTGTAACCCCATAGGAGCAAATGGGATGTCGTCATCGAAATCAGGAGGGACATCATTCCCGTTATTATTTTGAGGCGGTGGCGCTTTCTGCTGCTGGCCTTGCTGCTGGCCTTGTTGGTTAACGTTCATGAATTCAAATTCGTTAACCGCCACTTCTACCGCCGTTCCCTTCGTGCCGTCGTTCCGGTCATATTGCCGAACATCCAGGCGACCGCTTACCACTATTTTTCCACCCTTGCGGATATGTGGCGCTAATTTTTCCGCACGCTCACCAAATACCAGGCAAGTGACCCACATTGTCCGCTTATTATCGCCGTAGCCATTCGTTACAGCTAACGGAAAACTACCAATCGCTTTCCCGTTTTGTGTGTAGCGAACCTCCATATCATTACCGATATTCCCGCCCAGCGTGATTGAATTTAAACTCATTAACCCATCTCCCCGTTAAGCTCTGCTACCCGGATGTCATAAACATCTTTTGCCTTGATTCGATGTTCCGATCCTTCCGGTAGTAATTTCCAGCATTTGCCAAATATTTCACGCAGCTTGTTAGCGTCCTGCGCTTTCGCTGCTGCATCACAGAAACGTGCTAAGGAAGGTGCGAACAAGTCCCTGATATGAGA